TTCCCACATGACGTTTTGAAGGGTATTGCTCACAGCTACACCAAGCTGGACAAGACCGAGACTGACCATGTGATCGCACAATGGGACTCTTTGCCAAACTACGTGGGTGATGCAAGCATCATGCCAATCGTTGACGTTTCAGGTTCTATGACTTGCCCAGCAGGTAAGAACACAAACGTTCGTTGTTTGGACGTTGCAGTTTCACTAGGTTTGTACCTAGCAGATAAGAACAAGGGCGTGTTCAAGGACACATTCTTGACTTTCTCAGACAAGCCACAACTAGTTACTCTAAAGGGTAACATTGTTGAAAAGTGCGACCAAATGAGCCGTAGCAACTGGGAAATGAGTACTAACCTACATGCAGCTATGAAGAAGATTCTAGATGTTGCGGTTAAGAACAATGTCCCACAAAGCGACATGCCAGCCATGTTGCTAATCTTGTCAGACATGCAATTCAACCAATGCGCTCGTTTCGACGATAGCGCAATGGAAATGATCGAACGCAAGTTTGAGGAAGCGGGTTACACCGTTCCACAAATTGTATTCTGGAACCTAAACGCAAGTGACAACGTTCCAGTCAAGTCAGACAAGAGTGGTGCGGCACTTGTAAGTGGATTTAGTCCAAGCATCATGACAGCTTTGCTGTCAGCTGATTTGGATCAGTTCACTCCAGAAGGTATCATGCTTAAGACTGTAATGGTCCCACGCTACGACCTTTAAAAATAAGTGTTGTAGAAATACAACAGTTTTTGGTAGGGCCTTAGGGCCCTATTTTTTTAACTTGACGTAACCAAATTTTGGTGCTATAATAAGACTATGATGAAACAAAATCTTACCAAAATTCGAGAAGTGTTTGAACAGTTGGGCCATGAATGGGTCGAACCCTATAGCACTACTGAAGGTGCAATTAACCGAGAAGAAGTAGGCAACCACAGAGGCTTGTACTACATCTACCCTGAAGTTAATTTCTATTTTGGTAAAGCGGCGACCAATACTGTAATCAATCGCCATATGACACATCGTCCAAAATTAGATGTTGATTTGGCTACATTGTACAGTACGCCTGTTGAAAAAGTGGAACCCAAATGGATGTTCCCAGAAGGATGGAAAGAGGGTGTCTGTAAATACATTATTGAAGGTGTGGAAGAAATTCCAAGTCACTATGTAAAGATTGGCAAAAAGCGAGTAGCACCAGGTGTGCTAGACTTTCCGGTGACACACAAAGTTAATGTAGACACACTTGAAGTACTAGTTTGGAATTTGGATCATTTGACCGCAGAACAAATTAGTGCTATTGAAGAAGCAGTAATTCCTGCAATTTGGCCTTACTGTAATAGTGAAACATATAGAAAAAGAAAGAGCGAAAGATTTGATAGAAGTAAAAAGCAAAACAGATTTAAAAGAATTTGAAACACTAGCCCTGGCAATGGACTGGGCAAAAGAAACAGGCGAGTTCGTTACTATTAAAATTAATGGAATGGAACTTGTAGGTAAGTTTGGTGCTGATAGCATTGTAGACGGCAAGTGTCCAGATGGAGTAGACTACACATGGAAAAAGCGCCGTTGATAGAAAAGAGAATAATGAGGCCCGATGGCTCTAAGTATATGACTGCTGTATACACTGGCGATACTATAGAGTTCAGAGACTTTGCCGCTAATAACATTACAGTTAGATTCGACGCAAAGGTAATGGACCAACTTATTCCTTTTTTACAGGAAGCTAATTTTTGGAATAAAGTAAAGGAGTAAAAATGCCTTGGATTCAAAATTGTGCGGCAGATGATATTCCAAAAGGATTTCATGTTGCCGTGAAAGAAAACAGTATGCTGATCCAAATTATGGATCCAGCCAGCTGGTTTCCTACTCCAAAACATCAATTTAAAGAAGTTCATCAGTTTGAATTTCTAGATGTCGAAGAGCAGGATCATGTAGACGACGAAGCTATGAAGTGTAGTCATGAGCAGGCCGCAGAGCTTGTTCGTTTGCTACAACACGCATTGGACAATCACATGGATGTTATTGTTCATTGCTTTGCAGGTATTTGCCGGTCGGGTGCGGTCTGTGAGGTTGGAGTCATGATGGGATTTCAAGACACTGAAAGATTCCGTATGCCCAACCTGCTTGTAAAGCATCGCATGATGAAAGCTCTAGGCTGGACATACGATGCTGACGAAAAGCCAAACGTAGATGATTGGCGAACATTTAGAAACGATTTTTAAGAAAGGAGGGCAATATGCCTAGCGTATTTTTAGTTAGCGACACGCACTTTGGTCATGCTGGTGTATGCCGCTTCACACGTAACGATGGTTTTACAAAGTTAAGACCATGGACTGATCCAGATGAAATGGATGAGGCAATGATCAAGGCTTGGAACGAAAAAGTCAAGCCCACGGATAAAGTTTATCATTTAGGCGACGTGGTTATAAACCGCAAGGCATTAAAAGTTTTGTCTCGCTTAAATGGTGATAAGGTCTTGATCCGTGGTAACCATGACATTTTTCGTGACGATGAATATAGACAATACTTTCGTGAGTTACGTGCATACCACGTTATGAACGGAATGATCTTGTCGCATATTCCGGTCCACCCGGATAGTTTAGGCCGCTTTGGTGTAAACATCCACGGACACTTACACGCCAACCGTGTAAAGAAAATGCGTGGTGTTGATGTTCGTACTGGAGAGATCTTGTACAGTGATGAGAACGATCCTCGTTACCATTGCGTTTGCGTAGAGCAAACACCAGACTTTGCTCCTATGTTGTTTGAAGACGTTATTAAGCGTATTGAAGCAGAAGGCGGTGAAGTTGGTTTTAAGAACGGCAACGGACCTACGATGTAAGGAAGAAGAATGTCTTATCGTGAATATTATTTTAAACAAATGATTAGGAGCGGTAAGGCATTCTTAATCTATTCTAAGGGCTTTATTTTGAATAGGAAAGTATAATGTATATTACACGAACAGAAGTAGAAAAAATTCTAGCAGTTATGGAAGAATTTCCTGATGCTAGATGGTATAAATTAGAAGCAGACAATTCCAGTGGTATTGGTAGTGTGCTTACATTAACCATGGACATGGATATTGGCACACGTAAATCTCTAGTAACAGTAGATATAGCAGGAGTGGAGGATTGGTAATGCCTAAATGTTATCAACTTATTGGAGTCCCAGGTAGTGGAAAATCTACATGGGTCTGGAACCAGGATTGGATTTCTGGTATGGAGTACGTGTCTACTGATCACCATGTAGAGGAATACGCCAAAGCTCAAGGCAAAACCTATTCTGAAGTGTTTACGGAATTCATGCCTAAAGCAGTTGAACTGATGGCTGCAGAAGTTGTAGAAGCACGTACAGAAGGTCGAGATATTATTTGGGATCAAACTAGCACTACTGTCAAAAGTCGTGCTCGTAAGTTTAATATGCTTCCAGACTATTATCATATTGCCGTAGTGTTTCGTACACCAGAGCATAAAGAACTTATGCGTCGATTGATGAGCCGTCCAGGCAAAGAGATCCCAGATCATGTTATTGCCAGCATGATTGCCGGTTGGGAAGATCCAACCGAAGAAGAAGGCTTCAAAGAAATTTGGTACATATAACCAAAAAGCGTTGACTGTATGTGTCTTTAAGCATATAATAGACACATACAAGTTTTTATCCCCTCATTGAAAGAGTTTACACAATGACTTATTTTCTAAAACAAGGCAATTCATTTATGGTTTCAAAGAAAGAAGCCATGGACCTTCGTGACAAACTTCCTGCCGGTAACTATGTTATCAAGAAGAATGAGATGACAGGTCAAATGTTCCTTGAACAAATTGACAAATTTGAATTTAAAGGCAAGATCTACGGTGATACTATGAAACGTGCCGACCGTATTTTGCATTCTTTTAACGACCGTCCTGCAACTACCGGTGTAATGCTTACTGGTGAAAAAGGTTCAGGCAAAACACTTCTTGCTAAAATGCTTTCTATCAAAGGCTACGAGCAAGATATTCCTACTATCGTTATCAACCAACCGTGGTGTGGCGAACAGTTCAATGCCTTCATCCAAAGCATTGAGCAACCTGTGATTGTTGTATTCGACGAGTTTGAAAAAGTTTACGACGAGAACGAACAAGAAATGATGCTTACACTACTTGACGGTGTGTATCCTACTAAGAAACTGTTCGTGCTTACCTGCAACGACAAGTGGCGTGTTAATCAACACATGCGAAATCGTCCAGGTCGTATTTTCTACTCACTAGAGTACAAAGGACTTGAAGCAGAATTCATTCGTGAATACTGCGAAGATAACCTTAAGGCCAAAGAACACATTGAGAAAATCATTGGCATTGCTGGAACTTTTGGACAGTTTAACTTTGACATGCTAAAAGCACTTGTTGAAGAAATGAACCGTTTCAACGAAACTCCGCAAGAAGCTATGCAGATGCTTAATGCTAAACCTGAGTATTCAGAAGAATCACGCTATAAAGTTAAGCTGATGATTAATGGTGAAGAGTTGGCTGAAACTAACTTTGAAGAAAAGGAATGGTCTGGTAATCCGCTGAACAAGCGTGTCCATATCAACTACAAGAACTTCTACGAGCCAGACGATGACGAAGATGTTGCTATTGGCGACTTTGATTGGGAAAGCAAGGTTTTCGAACCTGCTCATCTTAAGAAGATCGACGACAACGGCAACAAGTATGTTTTCGTTGCTTCAGATGGTTCTACCCTTGTGCTTACCAAAGTCAAGGAACAAGGATACCGTTACTGGGATGCCTTTTAACACATAGCCGTTCAACTAGTCACTGGCACTATGTGGAAAAGTGTTGCAGAAATGCAACACTTTTTTTTGGATTGTTCCCTGTCAATGACTCCAAATTTTGGCTGCATTGACAGTTGACTACTCGGCGCTCTGGTGCTACAATATACACATACTAAACAAACACAGAAAGGTTTTACAATGGCAATCATCAATAGCACTCCGCAAAACGAAGCTATTATGTCCAATGTAGGCGAAATTGGTGAGTTCCGTATTCGCAACTCTGCCAAAGCATTTAACATTTTGAGTTCGGGCTTGTATGCTAACAAGGTCCGTGCTATTATTCGTGAGCTTTCTTGTAATGCTGTAGACAGTCATATTGCCGCAGGCAAACAAGATACTCCGTTTGACGTGCATCTTCCTAATCAACTTGAACCCTGGTTTGCTATTCGCGACTACGGTACTGGATTGAATCATGATCAAGTTACTAATATCTACACTACCTATTTTGAGTCCACTAAGACTAATAGCAATGAGTTTATTGGTGCTCTTGGCCTCGGCAGTAAGTCTCCTTTTTCTTATACTGATAACTTTACTGTAACTGCCGTTAAAGATGGTGTTAAAGGCATTTATACTGCCTTCATCAACGATCAAGGTGTTCCTAGCATCGCATTGATGACTAGCGAAGAAACTACAGATCCAAGCGGTGTTGAAGTTAAGTTCAGCGTTAACGATCGCTATGACTTTTCTAAGTTCCGTGACGAAGCGCGACATGTCTATACCTACTTCAAACTTCGTCCTGTTGTAAGCGGTGACAGTTCTTTTGCGTTCCGTGACGTTGAATACGAAACCGAAAACATTATTCCTGGCGTTCACAGCTACAAAGATGGTCGCCGTAGTGTTGCCATTATGGGCAATATTGCTTACCCTATCGAAGTACCGCAAGGCAGTGACTTGGGTGGTTTGAATAACTTGTTGAGCTGTGGTTTGGAAATGCACTTTGGCATTGGTGAGTTGGACTTCCAAGCATCGCGTGAAGGCTTGTCTTACATTCCACAAACTGTTGAAGCAATTAAGAACAAACTGGTTGCGGTCAATGCCGCTTTGTCTGTTGTGATTGCTAAAGAAGCAGATGCTATTGGTAACTTGTGGGATCGTGCTATTCACTTGCAAAAGAAATATAGTAACAGTCTTTGGTCTGCCGCTATCAAGAAGTATGTTCAAGATACTAAACTGCCTACCTTTGACGACAATCGTTACGGTGGTACTAAAGAATTTAAGATCCTCATTGATGAGTTGGCTAGTAAGTACAACATCTCTGTTCGTGGCTTTGATTATAGCAAACACCAAAAAGGTTATCCTAATCTGAAGCAAAGTAC